ATAAAATGGCAGTAGCCTCATATTCATTATTCAATATGACCGTAGCGTCAGATAACGCCGGCGGTAGCCAAGGTCTATTAATGCCCAAACTACAGTATAGATTTAGAGTTAATTTTCTAAATTTTGGTGTCGATGTAGCGGCAGGGCTGGAATTAACAAAACAGGTTATTGATTGTTCGCGCCCAAATGTAACATTTGGAGAAATTACATTACCGGTGTATAATTCAACATTATATCTAGCCGGCAAGCACACATGGCAACCATTTACCGTCAACATTAGAGATAATGCGGCAGGTACTGTTTCCAGAGCAGTTGGGCAGCAACTACAAAAGCAATTAGATTTTGTTGAGCAGTCAAGTGCGGCAACTGGTCAGGATTATAAGTTTCAGGTAAACTTAGATATTCTTGACGGTGGAAACGGTGCATATGTTCCGCAAGTTTTAGAATCATGGCAATTATATGGATGCTTCTTACAAACTGCAAATTACAATACTCTAAATTATGGTACAAATGATGTTGTTACTATTGCCCTAACACTTCGTTTTGATAATGCAGTTAACGATCCACTTGCTTCGGGTGTCGGAGCACCGATTGGACGCAAACTAAGTGGTCAATCAGTAACAGGCATCGGTCAATAATAATACATATTATTACGGATATTACGATGTAGCGTTTATGATAAGGAACGTTGTACAACGTTCCTTATTCTATATAAGGGATTAAAAATGACTAAAGGTATTGTTTTTCTTAGAGATTACACTCATGCTTCTAAAACATTTAGAAGTAATTTCTATCAAAATGCACCTAAATTTAAATTTTTATTCCACGTCTATTTTGATATTAATCCATTAGCCTACCCAGAAAACACATCCACAGGTGCTAATTTTGGTTTATTAGTAAAAACAGCAAGATTACCAAGTTATAATTTTATGACTACTGAACTTAATCAGTATAATAGGAAAAGAATTGTACAGACTAAAGTAAAATACGATCCAGTAGAAATAGTATTTCATGATGATAATAGAAATTTAATAAATTCGTTGTGGATAAAATACTTCACGTATTATTATAAGGATTCGTCCAACCAACAGGTTTCATTTCAAGGTGAAGCTATTACTGAAACCGGCGTGCGCGACGTTAATCCTAGCAACGGTACTGCTGCAATATACAATATGCGTAATCAGTATGATCCTAATCAAGACGGTATTTCAAATTGGACATGGGGATTCACTGGGGATACAAATGAGCCGTACGGTACTGCTGCTAAAAAGGTTCCATTTTTTAAGAATATAACAATATACGGATTAGAAAATCATAACTTTACTTCATATACTTTAATAAATCCTATAATAACTAAATTCAGTCATGATACATATTCTTACGCTGAAGGTAACGGCACGATGGAAAATAGAATGACATTAGAATATGAAACTGTTGTTTACAATCAAGGAAGTATAGATGGTACGAAACCCAGTGACATTGTAACTGGATTTGGCGACAAGGCAACGTATGACAGGACTTTAAGTCCATGGGCACGGCCAGGTAGCAACGCAAATATTCTGAAGGACAATAATCTCGTCCCTTCATTTGGTGGTGCAATACAAGCATTTAATACAGGAAACTATGCAGAGGCGTTGTCAAAAGCGGGTGTATCGTCCACATTATATAATAAGTTAAATTTAGGCGGACCAATATCCCCCACTGTCAAAGCAGCAATTAGAGATGCTATTTTTAACGCACTAAATACTACTAGACAGCGAATGGTTGATGTGCCTATTTATGGCGCAACCCCTAGTCCATTAACTACAAATGCAGGGAATAACATAACATATGACATTGTTTTAAATCCGCAAGCAGGACAACAACAAACACCACCAGTATAATACTATGGCACAATATCTTAAAAATCAGATGGAAATGACGGTCAGAATCTTTGATTCGTTTTACGAACAGGATATGATAGTACCAACAAATCAATTTGATATTGTATACTCGTACTTTAAAGAAATATGCAATAGCGATATCATTGCTGCCAATTTTACTGCGGTGTTGTTTCGTGTAGCACAGGAAGCAGGTGTAGATGCCTTAGAATTAGTCTCTGAAATAAAAGGCACGGCTACAAATAAAATAGAAATGAATAGAATTTTGGCATATTACCTGAATAGTTTTAAATCTAAAACATCGTTATATGGATTAAGCATTATACCACAATCGGTGCAGCCTGTCGCAAGAAACATAGTACAATAATATGGGCAAATGGGCACAGGGTCTATATACACCTAAAAACCCACAAAAATATATAGGTAAGCATACACCTAAATATAGATCGGGATGGGAATTAAGAGTAATGATGTTTTTAGATGGTAACGAGCATGTCACTCATTGGGCTAGTGAGGCATTATCAATACCATACCGTAATCCATTAACAGGTAAACCATCAATGTATATACCTGATTTTTTTGTGGTTTACGAAAATAAATTTCATCAAATCAAAGCAGAAGTAATTGAAATAAAACCAAAAAGTCAAACCTCTTTAACAGAAGCAAAAACGAGACATGACAAATTACACGCTGTTGTAAATCAAGCAAAATTTATGGCTGCTATGTCATATTGTAAACATCATGGGTATGAATTTAGAGTTATCAGTGAGGATTCAATTTTTATGAATTCCACCTCTACTGTTAAACGAGCAAACAAAAGATAAATAAAGATGAGGATCGCGGTACGGACATACCCACCCTCTCTAATGCTATAAAGGAGCACCAGCAAATGTATTTAGACAACAAATATACCAAATGGTATAATTCCATCGTTAAAAACGCACAACCAAGATTAATAGTAGGCTACACAGAAAAGCATCATATCATTCCTCGCTCACTCGGAGGAAACGACGAACCATCAAATTTGGTTAAACTTACTGCCAAAGAACATTTTATCTGTCATTTATTGCTTACTAAAATG